TTACTGGGTTTGCGGCTTGTAGTAGTAATACACTTCAAGGGTGTCCTTTTCTTTGTTGTATACAATTTTTTCGATAATGCTCTTCAGAATTTCATTCTTTGTCACATCATCGACAGACTCAGAATTTACAATTTCATAAACATTTTTGACACGGTCTAACAGAGCAGATTCAGCCTGAGCAGATTCACTATCCTGTGCAGGAAGTTCTGCAAGCTGCTTTTCAAGAAGCTGCTTTTCATTCTGAACAAGTGCTTTATTTTCTTTGTATTCTTCCAGTGTGTCCACACCATTCCGGTAGGCTTCTTTGATTCGATCCAGTTTCTCGTCAATTCGCTTCAGCTGATCCAACAGTATGTCTGACAAGTCGGGAGCAGTTTCCGGCTCTGGCTGAATATATCGAAAAGAAAGCTGCTGATTATTCAGCACATCTTTTAAGGACTGCAATATTGCAGGTGCAAGCTTCAGTGAGCTGATGGAGTTCTTTGCAAGGCATTTCCCTTTTGAGTATCCATAGCATACAAAGTAACAATAAGTACGCTTGCCGTTTACTATTTTTTTAGCGATCATGGTTCTGCCGCATACAGGGCATTTCACCAAACCTGAAAGCCAGTGTCTGTATGTAGAGGATGGACGGCTTCCTCTTGGCTTGTATTCCATATTACGGCGGGCAGCAGCTCTGTCAAAGAGTTCTTTTGAGATAATAGCCGGCTGCTGACCATCTGCAATGATCCATTCATCTTTAGGACGGATCTCATTCGTCTCATTCACAGTCCTGTTCCACCGGATCATGCCACAGTATGTAGGATTCTCCAGGATGTATTCGACAGATCTCCGCTCAAATTCTTTCCCGTGAGAAGTTTTAAATCCGCACAGGTTGAGGTATCGGGCAATGTCAAACATTCCCATTCCTTCCAGTGCGTACTTCTGAAAGATGATCCGAATGATTTCGGCTTCTTCCTCTACGATCACGGGTGGTTTTCCACGTTCCGCAATCCGGTATCCAAGCGGTGGACGTGCCTGGTATCCACCACGCTTCGCCTTTTCCGTCATGCCACGGGTCACTTCCCCGGAGAGCCGGACGGAGTAATATTCGTCCATCCATTCAATGATCCTCTCAATCAGACTGCCGAAAGGACCATCTACCAACGGCTCAGATACACTGATTACATCCACATTATGCTTCTTTTTGAGCAGTGACTTGTAAACGATACTTTCTTCCTGATTCCGGGCAAACCGACTGAACTTCCATACAAGGATTGCATCTACAGGATGATCGGATGATTTTGCCATTGCGATCATTTTCTGAAACTCAGGACGCTTTTCAGCTTTCCGACCGGATACACCCAGTTCATAGAAAATCTTTGAAATGATGATCCCATTCTTGTGGGCGAAGTCTTTCAGTAGTTTTGCCTGAGAGTCAGGGGAAAGTTCTTCCTGCTTATCCGTGGACACCCGGACATAACCGTATCCATATTTAGTTTCCATGTTACATCACCTTCTTTATTTTATGTGAAAATAAGTATAAAAATAACAGCCAGCGAGGAACGTGTGTTCCGCTTGCACTGACTGCCCGAAGATGATACAATATTCTTTGGTTGAGTAGTATCTCTTCGGAGTTACCCAAAGAAGCACATTGGCGTGTGTTTCTTCCAGTGCCGTCCCTTTTGGCGAAGGGGCGGTTTTATTATTTTTGCTCAATTCGACCAGGTTCAATTTTAACCGTCTGGGATTCCATACGGTTAAAATTAGGATTGTATAAACTTTCCCCTTTTTTGTATATAAACACCGAAGTGATTATATATTATTCTGCATATCTTTTAGCCACTGTAATTAATTGCTCTTTGTATTTGTAAAGATCATTTAATGATTCAATGTAAAATCGTTCGAATTTCTTGTTCTCATCCGGTATTAGGAGCTGCTTGTTTTTAGTGTCGAGGTTTAATCTGCAAATTGGCTTACGGTTATTATCTTTATATAAGATACCAAAGTAACTCTCTGTGTCTCTGTGGGCAATATCTTCGATTGCGATTGTACCGGCAAGCATTCCTCTTATAATATAAAAAGATTCGATTTCTTCATCTGTTGTCACAACTTTAGATGTAGGTTCAGCTTCGATTACAACATTGTCTTGTTCAGGTTCAACTTCTTCTTTCGATAGAGCAGATGAAATTTTCTGATTTACGATATCGTTAATAAAAGAATTAAATGCCTTTTTCACCAACGGCTGATATTTTTCTATTATCTTCTGAGTCCTCTGCCCATCATAGATGTACGTCAGTATGTGTTTAACAAATTCATCGGATGGAGATTCAAGTTCTCCTGCAAGATATTCCTTGATTAATCCAGAATATTTCAGTTCTTCCGCAGTGCTAAAAATTTTATCTTTATCAAAATTTTCTTTGCAGAATTTCCTCAACTCATTAATTGAAGCATCTTTTAAATTGGTAATATCTAATTCAAGAAACGGAACTAAATCCATCTTGTTTGATTCTTCAAGATCCGTATAAAACCTGTAAATCAGACCATTTGTGAGAATTCCAAATTTTGCAGGAGTTGTACCGAAGTATCGAAATAGTTGAGATGAGTGCTTATCTAATTGCTCAGTACAACTTTTGCATTCAATCAGCATGGAAGGTGATCCATTTTCCAGAATTGCGTAGTCTACCTTCTCGCCTTTCTTGATACCGACATCAGCAGTGTATTCCGGGCAAAATTCTGCCGGGTTAAACACATCGTACCCCAGTATTTGAAATAGTGGAACAATCAAAGACATCTTTGTTGCTTCTTCAGTGCTGGCAGTATCCTTGATTGTAGCTGCACGTTTTGAAAATTGTTTGATAGTTTCGTTGAAATCCATATAAATCCCTCTTTTCTTGTGTATTGTTTTTTTGAAGCACCACCAATGCATATATAAACACCGAGGTGATTATATCTTTTTAAACTCCATAATTTTTGAATCACAACCTATGATTCCTGCTATCTGCTTATCTGTCATACCAGGATTGTCAAAAATCAATTCATCCGGTATAAGCAGTTCAGCAGCAAATGTGTTTGCTTCAATCTCGTTCTTGGAAGTGAGAAGAAGTGTTTTGTTTCTTATAAAATAACAATTCTCTTTTCGGTGTAAAATCGAGTGTGCCAGCTCGTGAGCCATCACAAGTCTGATTTCATTCTCGGAAAGATTTTCATTTAAAAAAATACACCTATGATTTTTTAGGAACATATAACACCCTGCAGTGTTTCCAAGCACTCCAATCTGAACTTCAACATTTAAGCATTTCGCAAGTTCAAATGGATTTCTTGTTTCATACAAATCTACATAATATGAAACCAAGCGTTTTATATCTTTCCTCAATTGCATACACCTACTTTTTATTCTTGTTTGGATTGTACTTTTCTTTGTTAATCGGCTTCAGTCTGTGCATCATGAGTTCTATCTGCCCAAGCAGAAGTTCTACATCTTCATTGGACACCGGTTCTCCATCAAAAGACAGAGGACCATTTTCTCCACTCATCAATTTACTGCGTAATTGCTCCATATCTTTCGCTATGTCGCGTTCATCCTTTGATGTGAGTTGCCCCGAATTTTCATCCCCTAACAATTCATCGATTGGAATTTTTAAATAGTCAGATATAGCAACGAGCCTATCATTTGGGAACGTTCCTTTCTTTAACTGACCTATATATCCGTTTGAAAAACCTAAATCACGCTCCAGTCTTGAAATAGGGATTTTCCTTGTTTTACAGAGAGACTTCACCTTATCAACTGTGTTCATAGAATACCTCCTAAAATATTTTAGAGAAAAGCCTAAAAATGGCTTGACAAATTAGAGAATACTCTATATAATTGACTTGTGCTTAGAGGAAAACCTAAATTACATAGAGGATTCAAATAAAATAAGTTTCTAGACAATTCATATTTTAGATTAATCTCTAATATAAGTCAATAGGTTTTTCTCTAAATATGAGAAAAGGAGGTAGACTTTCTTTGATTTACAATAATGTAATTTCATATTGCAGAGAAAACGGTATATCTGTAAGTGGTTTTGAAAAAAAGTGTGGCATTGCAAATGGTATTGTTAGCCGGTGGAAAGATAATGAATCGAAACCAAATTTTGAAACTCTTGAAAAAATTTCCAAAGCAACAAAAATTGAAATCTCAAAGTGGATCAAGTAAATAATAGCAAACCATGTGTCCAATAAAAAGGAAAGGAGTAGAGATGAACGAATTAAGATGATCCTGAGAAGAAAGTGGGGTGAGAAAATGAACATCTATGAAGCAACTAAAAGAGCATTGCAAGAGAAAAAATGCATGAGAGAAAGTCCAACTGCAAGAGTAAAAGTAAAAGTGGAAGAAACAGGAACATGTATTTTGATGAAACTAGATGGAAGCCACCCGGTTAAAGGATGGCAACCAACAACAAGAGAATTACTTTCTGAATCATGGGAAATCATGGAATAAATTGAGCAAGAAAATTTACAACATTAAGAAGAGTCTCTTTTTTCTGATTCTCCATTGTAACAATGGACTTATCGGTAAGAGATGAGTCATAAATAAGATCGCTGGCGTGATGATTGTCAAGATAGCCGTTTCTACCTAATTCACACATACAATCATCAACATCAGAAACAGACCAATCAGGAAAAAGTAGTTTTTGAACAGATTCAGATGAATCAAATTCTTTAGCATTACTACGCGAAAGGCCGTTAGATCGACGCACACAATATTCTTTATACAGATGATAAAGAACGGTCTTAGAATCTTTTGTTAACATAAAAATCTCCTTTCTTTTGAACTTGGCTCTGGCAGGAGCCTGTAAGAAAAGTATAGGAGAATCAGTAAAAAAAGACAAGAAGAAAGGAGAAAGGATATGGCAAGAACATACAGAGAAAGCATTGAAAAAAAGAGAGAAGATGCAAAAGAAATGATGGAAATTCTTGAAAAGATTCCGAGGGAGAGAAAGCCGGAGGCTTTGGCACGGGTAAAAGGCTTTGCATTATGTGCAGAACTGGATGAGAAAAAGGTGGGGTGCATTAAAAGAGATAGATCTGACAGATTACGAAAAGGAAGCTAGATAAAGAAAATTCACTGCAACAAGTACAAACCACAACACATAAACTAAACCAAAGCACCGGAGGTGATGCAATGACGGTAAAGAGCTTAGTGGTAATTGATGGAGAAAAAATAGAAATAAAGGACTTGAAAGATAAGGAAGCATTTGCGGATCGGGTTAACCGTCAGGTGCTGCAATCGAGAAATTATGAGGAGACAGGATACACATATGAAAAAAATGAGCAATGATGAGTTTGCTTCCTTTGTGGTAAGAATGCACCGGTACATTATGCAGAAGGTACGGGAAGTGGAAGACCAGGAAACTCGTAAAAAACTGTACCTGCAGTCGGTAATCAGGACAATACGTGCAGAGAAATACGATTTTACAGCACAGCAGACCGCAAAGCTGATCGAGATCATGACAGATCCGGATCTGCTCCGGCCAAAGATGGAGATCAGGCTGATGGAAGAGTGGGATGCCGCTGTAGAACGCTTTATGAAGGATGCGGAACAAAAATGATAAAAAAGATAGCAAATAAGATAGAATCCATGTCCGGGACTTATGCAGGATATGATATTTTTTCGGACTGGGTGAAAGCACTTGCGATATCCATCAGTAATTCCACGGATATGATCCGTGGGAAAACCTGGCAGATAAGGGAAGACCAGTATATGGATATCGCAAGAAAGCATGGCAGTAAGACCATGGAAGGGTTCAGTGAGTTAAGTGAAATGCTGATCGAAGCACTGGATCAGGAAATCCAGGATGTGCTGGGAGCCGTGTTTATGGCAGGAAACTGGGGAGCGAAGAGTACAGGACAGTTTTTCACTCCGTTCCACGTATCAATGCTGACGGCAGCCACAGCAATTCCAAAGGAAGTAAGTGAAGAAAAGCCGATGATCATTCACGAGCCATCGACAGGGGCAGGAGGCATGATCATAGCTGTAGCAAAGATACTGCTCCAGCGTGGAGTGAATCCACAAAGATGCATGAGAGTTGTGGCACAGGATCTCGACTGGAAAGGTGTGTATATGACGTATGTGCAGCTAAGCATGTTGGGGATCAAAGCGACGGTGGGACAGGGCGACACGCTAATAGAGCCATTTGACAGCAGGAGATACCCGAAAGAGCGGGTAATGTATACACCGGCTCAAAAAGGGATGCTGATATAGAGAGGTAAGGAAAGATGGAGAAAAAAACGGAGGAACGGTTCTGTGATTACTTCGATGAGTGGGTAAGACAGTACAAAGAAGGTACCGTAAGAGATGTTACTCTCATGAAATGGCACAATACAGCTACATGGGTAAGAAAGATTGTTCCGGATCTGTTACTTGACGATTTGGACAGAAGAGAGTACCAGAGGATATTAAACGAATATGCCAAAGTGCATGAAAAAGCGACTGTGACAGATTTTCACCACATGATAAAGGCAGCAATATTGGATGCCGTAGATGATGATCTCATAGCAAAAAATCCAACAAGAAAAGTGACGATCAAAGGGAAAAAACCGAGACCGAAAAAAAGAAAGTATCTTTCGGAAGCGGAGGTTGAAAAATTGATCGATGCCTTAGAACTAAAGAGTGATGAGATAAGCTATGACTGGATGATACTGTTTGCTTTAAAGACCGGGATGAGGCTGGAAGAAATTCTCGGATTAACAGTGGAAGATTTCAATTTTATAAACATGACAGTAACGGTCAACAAGTCATTTGACTACAAATACACTCAGGACTTTGCACAGACAAAAAACAGGAGTTCCATGCGGACAATCAAAATGGACTGGAAGACAGCCATGCAATTTAAGACATTGCTGGAGGGAAAAGATCCGCTGGGGAGAGTATTTGACTTTAAAAAGAAATTTTATGCGTCCACAATAAATGATCATCTGCGGAGACGATGCCGGCAGGCACAAGTCCCGGAAATTACCATGCATTGTCTGCGACATACCCATGCATCAATTTTGATGTATAAAGGTGTGTCAACACAAAGTATATCAAAGAGACTGGGACATGCCACTACAGATATTACGCAAAGGGTATATCTGCATATTATAGAGGAGATGGAAGCGAAAGATGAAAAGAAAATCATGGCGGCATTAATGGAAATGGATTATTAGAGATATGAGTCAGAGAATCGGGAGAAGAGAGGAAGAACATATATGGATCATAAGATGGAAGAGCGGGGAAATGGCCTGCAAACGTGGGACTTACGAAGAAGCGAAGGCAGCAGCAGAGAGACTGGCAGAAGAAAAAGGGAAAGAATACGTGATAGTCGCATAAGAGGAAATCTGAGACTGCTCCGGGGAGCATTGGAAGGGATTATCCTTGTAGACCTGATCGTGATGTGTGCAAAGATAGAGACCACGGAAGTACTAATGCAGGATATCTCGGTCATAAAAGGGGAGCTGATCACAGGAACATGTATAGCAGTGACAGCATACATGCTCCATATCGGGACAAGGATCTACGAAAAAAGAAGAAAAAAATAACACTTCCGGGGATACGGAAGTGTTAGACGCAAGACTTTCTGTCTCACAGATATTAAAGTCATATATATGATAGCATCTGTGAGCTGGAAAGTCAAGAAATACGGGGATTTTTTCCCGTTTTCGTACTTGATAAAGATATTAAAGTTAGAGGGATACGGATGGCTACGAGAAGAGTAATACATACATTCCGGGATGGGGATGTGAAAGAAGTAAAAGAGTACCATGACGGAAGATATGGTGCAAAAGGATTACCGAGAGAAAAGAAGAGAAAGCCGACCCAGGAACAGATGGCGATCGTGAATGCCATGAATAAGGCAGAGACGGCAAGACACCGCCTGTTGGAGTATTTTGGCAAAAAGGACTACTTTTTGACTCTGACGTACAGGGTGGACGCAAGACCACCGGACATGGAGCGGGCGAAGAAAGATTTTACGAAGCTGATGGACAAGCTCCGAAGGAGATACCGGAAAGAGGAGATCGAACCGCGGTGGATCAGGAATATTGAACGGGGGACAAAAGGAGCATGGCACATTCATTTGATCATTACCGGATGCCGGGACACGATCCGCTGGGTAGAGGGATGCTGGCCACATGGTGGAATTTACGCAGAGCAGCTTGAAAAAAGTAAATATTATGAGGAAGACTGCTCACAGCTTGCATCTTATATCACGAAGAGCGAAAAGGTGGGAGAAAAGAAAGAAGACGGCAGCAGGGAGAAGCCACGGCTCAGTGAATCCAGCTACAGTACCTCTAAGAATATGCCGTTAAAGCCACCGAAAAAGAAGCGGCTGGCGAGATGGCCAAAGAAGATCCACGTGCCGCAAGGGTATTATGTGGCGAAAAGCCATGAAGGAATCAATCCGGCCACGGGATTCAAGTACAGGCGGTATACGCTGATCCGGCTGAACAGGAGGATTTAAAGTGAAGAAGGTAGAAATTTACATAGAGACCACGATCAAAGGCCCGGTGGTGAAAGACGGAAAATATGCGGCAGCTTTAGTATTTACTAAATCGACCGGGGAATCAGAAGACCGGTTTGTCACAGGTGAAGAAGCGGACACCACCTTTAACCGGAGTATCTTGCTGGCAATGATCCAGGCATTGGAGAAATTTACGGAAGCCTGCAACATTACATTTCACATGGGCAATTCCTATATAAAAAATATGGTAGAAGCAGGAAACCCGGAAAAATGGAAAAGAGCGGAGTGGAAACGTATGCAGGGAAAAGAAGTGCAGAATAAAGACCTGTGGGAGCTGTATTTAGAAAAATCAGGGAAATTTGGTCACAGGATAGAATTTGTCTGGTCAAAAGCCCATGAATATTCAGGGATTTTGCAAGAGATGATGAAAGGAGAAAGAGAAGATGTGGGATAAATTTGGAGAATTTGACTCCTGGGAAGAGATCAACCGTGCGGCCAAGGCACAGCTGGAAGAGGGAGATATGGATGCAGTTAGGGCAATAGCCGAAGAGAACGGAATCGATCCAGAGGATGCAGAAGACTTTTGCACCGGTACAATCGACGAATTGACAGTACCGGCTCTTGCAGCGGTAGGAAAACTGGAAGTGGAAGCGAAAGATTTGAAGATCACCGGGATGCTGGAAGACTGGAAGGATCTTGTTGAGCAGATGTGCTTAGAGAGTCCGAAGATGGCACTTGCAGTTCGGAGAAAAGGAAAAAGTCTGAAGGATTGCATGGCAAAAATGCTGAAAGAAAGTTCTGAAAAAAGAGCGAGAATGGATGACCGGATCGCAAAAGCAGCGGGGATACCGACACCGGTGTACATCGGGACAGCAACAAAGGCACGAATCAAGGAGATCGCGAAGGACTATTACCTGGGTGAGGAAAAATGATCGTATACAAGGGATTTAATGAAAAATTGCAGGCAACCTATGGAAGGACGTTCCAATACGAAGCGGGAAAGACCTACAGGGAAGAAAAAAGCAAGACAAGATCAACGGGATTCCATGCGGCAGAGTATATCCTGGACTGCCTGCAGTGGTATCCGATCAATGGAAAAAACAGATTCTTCCAGTGCGAAGCCGGAGGAAGCATAGATGAGGAGAATCAGTGTTCCATGGTTGTATCAACAGAACTTACCTTGGTGGCAGAGCTGAATCTTACGGAGATCGCAAAGGCAGCAATGGAGTACATGATCGTGCATCCGAAGCGAGAATGGGTAGCTGTTCATGGTGGTGTCTGTGTAAAAAAGGATCAGGCACAAGCAGCAGGGCAGGACAAGATAGCCATAGCAAGGGGAATCTACCCGGAAGTGTGGGGAGACCTAGGAACAAGAATCGGCATGATCGTAGAGGATGAAAAGGGAAGACCGGTGGCAGCAGGTCTGAAGGTCATAGATGGAAGTAAAATAAAAGCATTCCAGAAATATACGCTGACCCCGGAACGGGAATGGGTGGAGGTGTAGCCATGAAAAGGAAAGCGATAGAGCGGCTTGCACCGAAAAGAGCAACAGGAAAAGGACTCACAGCCACACTGCAGGAGTTGGGAAAAATCCTGATCCTGAACATTTACCAGGCAAAAGACCTGCTGGTCCGGTACTGCATCAACTACGAGACGGGAGAACATGAGTACTGGATCGAGCAGCATGGCTGGAGAAAAGGAGGCATCCTGAACGCACTGAATGAGGACTGGAGAGACTGGGAGTGGAGATACTACGAAAACTATCCAAAAATGCAGAGAGCAGATGCTGACAGAATAAAAGAGTTTATTACAAACAGACCGTGGAAAGACAGTCCATGGGAACGAATCCGGGGACTTGAACATACATATAACCGGGAAATCAGGGATAATACCGAAATGAACAAAAAGGCAAGGCTTATGGATCTTATGAGAAAAGTGCCGGACAGACCGGGAGATCTGAGAGAATGGTTTTTTGAGAAGTCAGCAGGAGAGGACTATATGTTCCGTGAAAAAGGAACACAGACGTTTACCTGTACAAATTGTGGAAAGAGCAGCGAAGCGTCAGGAATCAAGAGGCAGGATGGTGGAAAAAAGATCCGGCATAATGACATGGTGTGCTGTCCTGCCTGTGGAAAGCTGATCCAGGCAAAGACAAGAACGGATCATATGGAACAAGAATATAAGAGCTGCTATCTGCTCCAGCCGGTGGATGAAGATACAAGTGTACTCAGGATCATAGAAGCAAAAGTCGGGTGGGATAATGGCAGGCATTACGTGGAACTGGGCGACGAAATCAGAATCCTGCTGTATAAAGTCTTCTCAAACAGAAAGCTGAAAAGAGCCTGGAAGATCTACTATGAAGACTATCTGGAAGGTTGGACAGGAGGAAATCGAAAGCAACTCCGTGCAAGGCAAGGATATCTGTATCCGGGAGAGTTTGACAAAATCTTAGAGGAGACAATCTATAGCGGAGCGTCAAAGGTGCTGGAGTTCCTGTCTGCACAGGGGCAGGAACTGAATTATAACCGGCTCATGGCCGGAGCAGGACAGATGAAGGAATATGCCGAAAAAATAGAATATCTGAGTAAAGGGCGGTTTTGGAGTCTGTTGAAAGATACTGTGGAACGCACGGAGTATCCGGCATATCCACAAGTATACTACGGACCATTGGATCTAAGAGCAGATAGCATCGAAGAGATGTTCCTGATCCGTGATCGGCAGAAGATCAACCGGATCAGGGACGAACAGGGTGGAAATGACATGGTGCGTTGGATGCAGTACTCAGATGAGACTGGAAAGAAAATCTCAAGAGAGACCGTCCAGTGGATGACGGCGAACAGAATCCGGCCAGAAGATATCCGGGAGTTGGAAGAGTACATGAGTCCTCAGCAGATCATGAATTATATCATCCGGCAGCAGGCAGAGCAGTATTCAGGAAAAAAACCGAAAGAAGTATTGGAAGAATATAAGGATTACATCAATATGTGCGAAGCGTGCAGTAAAAATATGAAAGATGAAATGGTCTACAGACCACGGGAACTGAAGCGTCGGCATGATGAAGTTGTGGTGGACAGGCAGCAGATGCAGATATTAAGGGAGCTGGATACGAATACAGAAGCGAAAGAAAAATATGCGGAGGAAATGCGGCAGAAGTTCCCAAAGGCAGAAGGAATCCTGAAAGAAATAAAGAGCCGCTACGAGTACGAGAATGAGGAATATAAGATCCTAGTACCGGATACCCTGATCGATATTGTAAAAGAAGGACGTGCCTTACATCATTGTGCCGGCAGCAGTGAACGTTATTTTGACCGGATCGAGAGCAGAGAGACATACATCTGCTTTTTACGAAGAAAAGAAGCACCGGGAATCCCGTTCTACACGATTGAAGTTGAACCGGGAGGAACCATCCGGCAACACCGGAGCTATTTGGATGAAGAGCCGGGAATTGAACAGATCCGGGAGTTCCTGAAAGAGTGGCAGAAGGTGATCCGTAAGCGTCTGACAGAGGAAGATAAAAAGCTGGCCAAGATCAGCAAAATCAAGAGAGAAGCAAATATTGAAGAACTGAAAGCAAAGAACAATACAAGAGTCCTTCAGGGATTAGCAGAGGATTTTCTGGAAGCAGAAGAGATACAGGAGGCAGTATAAATGGAGCAGATGGTGGAATATCAGAGTTATGAGGAATATAAACAGGCGGTCAACACGGTACTGAACCGGACAGTAGAAGATTTTGTGCTGACAGGATATCTGCTGAAGCAGGGAAGGGATACCGACATCCTGAAAAATTCAGGATACAGCAATGTCAACGAATTTGCCTGGGCGGAGTATAAGCTGGAAGCAACCCAGGTATCAAGATATATCAGGATCAACGACAGATTCTCGGAGGGCGGCTACTCTCCGAATTTGCAGGAACATTATCAGGGATTTGGCTATGCCAAGCTGGCACTGATGCTGACACTTCCGGACAGCGTGGCAGAAGAACTGACTCCGGCATATAGCAAGTCGGAGATCCAGCAGGTGAAAGAAGAGATTGAGAGTGAGGAGAAGATCACAGACATTGAGGTGATTCTGGAAGGTGAGAAGGAAGAACAGAGGGATCTGAACAATTTAGAAAAAGCAATCCATCAGCTTTGTATGGACGAGCCGGATCTGTATCTGCAACTGCATGAGACTGTCAGAACAACGTGCGGAACACAGTACCTCAAAGAAATCCTTGCACCGGATGGAGACAAGATCTACAGTGTCCGGCCACAGGGAGCCGGAAGGATCATGCTGTACCTGAATGATGAAAAGGAAGAAGTTACACTGCAGATTGTGAGGCAGGGAGTAAAGGAAAAGTATACATGGGATGCTATCCTGAGCTATCTTACATTGATTACAGATCAAGAAGACGGAAGGAAGAACTGGGAAGAGATTTCGGGGCAGCAGTTCCCCGAAAAAGAGCCGATTGCACCGGTGCAGCCACAAAAGGAAAAGAAACGGAAAGAATCCAAGGTGACCAAAGCCAAGGAACCAAGACCGCAGAAAAAGGAAGAAGCAAAGAAGGCAGAACTTCCGAATGACATTCCGGGACAGACAGAGATTGAGAAAGATTTTCCGAAATTGCTTCCGAAACCAGTAAAAATGCCGGAAATACAGAAGAAAGAGCCGGATTGCACCGGTACAATGCAAGAATCTGAACCGTCTGTGGAAAAAGCTGTGGATAATTTGGAAAAGCAGAATCCGGCAGGCAGCAGATGGGAATACATGAAGACCATGGGAACGTATGCAGCATCCCTGTATATGGCAGCATCCATGAAAAAGATGCCGCACATGATGCTCGGTTCGGCAGAATACTGGCAGAAATGGTTAGAGACGGGGGTGGACGAGAATGGAGAAAAAATCGGTAAAAAACAAAGTGATTCATAGTTTTTCAGAGGTGGATCTGACAGCAATTGCAATTCCAGCTATTGCAATTTATAAGTATCCAAAGGATATACCGGATAAATACGTAGCAAGAGTCTATGCATGTAGCAATCCGACGAATGTCATCATGCTGGCAGATTCAGCAGAAGAACTGAGAAAAGAGATTGAGGATACATATGAGATGAACATTTGGTTTGATCGAATGGAGGAAGATCCGAAAAATTTGGTCGGGGTGTACATTTTATGAGCATTGATTATTCAGACATGGCATTCCCGAAACCGGTAAGGAAGAAAAAGAAGAAAATGCATAAAAAGAGTATTCTCAAGACAAAGAAGGGAATCTGCTTTTTGTGTGAACTGCTCTATGATGACTGTTCGGAACAATATACAGAAGAACATCACATCATGTTTGGATCCGGGCAGAGGGAACTGTCAGAAGCCGATGGACTGAAAGTATATCTGTGCATGGCACACCACAAGGACGGCCCGGAAGCAGTTCACAACAATAGGATGACACGGGAGATCCTGTGCAGGCTGGCACAGAAAGAATATGAGCAGACCCATACAAGAGCAGAATGGGAAGCAAGGTATAAGAAAAATTATTTATAAAGTTACCTCTGCCGAAAGGCGTGGTTATAAAGTATGTCACGATACGAAACCCGTAAATCATGGATTCCTCCCTGCCTGAGAGCAGGGAGAGAAAGGAGAAGAAGGTGGATGCGGTAGATTGCCGGAAAGAAGTAGTCAATAAAATACTGCTATGGGCGGCGGCCAAGGGAATCGATATAGAAGAGTGCAGATATGATATTGATCTGATACTGAACGGTGTGGAGATCATAAAGCGGTGTACAGAGATTGCACCGGTACAAGTTGATAGAAATGAGATGCTGTTAAAAAGATTCCTTGTAGCCAAGCAGGTGAAAGGATGCACAAAGCGAACATTGCAATTTTACGCAGTGAGTATTAAAAGTATGCTGGAAAGAATGGAAAAGACTGTGGATGACATTACAGCAGATGATATCCGGTATTACATGGCAGTCAGACTGAGAAGAGATAAGGTGTCAAAGACGACGATAGGAAATGAAATCCGAAACCTGGGAAGCTTTTTTGGATGGCTTTACATGGAGGAAGAGATTCGGAAAAATCCAATGTTGAAAATAGACCGGATAAAGCAAAGGAAGACAAAGAAAGAGGCTTTAACAGAGCTGGAAATAGAAAAATTACGTGCGGCAGCAGACGGAGAACGGGAAAAGATGCTCATAGAGCTTCTACTCTCCACAGGATGCCGGGTGAGTGAAGTAGCACAGATCCTTGTTGCGGATATAGATGGAGACAGAATCCTGGTACATGGAAAAGGCGAAAAAGACAGGTATGTATATTTAAATGCAAAAGCAAAATTCACATTAGAAAAATATTTAGAAGAAAGAAGAGACAGTAATCCGTATTTACTTCCGCACGGAGCTGATGTTGACTCTCTCGTAAGGGCAGGGGTAGAAAAAAGCGAATTGCGGGCATGGTGGAAGAATCCGGAGAATATCAGGGAAGGACATTCATCCACGGGGTCAATTGAAGCGATTATGAGAAAGATAGCAAAAAGAGCCGGTGTGGAAAAGGCGAATCCGCATAAATACAGAAGAACGTGTGCAACAATGGCATTGCGGAGGGGCATGCCACTTATGCAGGTATCTAAAATGCTGGGACATGAGAATGTGGCCACAACGCAGATCTATTTGGATCTGTCGGAGGATGAGTTGGAGCAAGCTCATAAAAAATATGTGATTTAAAGGTGATAAAATGGGAAAAAGCAAAGTAATCTGTCCAATCTGCAACAAAGAATTTGAACGGGCGACAGCGAAAAAGAAATATTGCGGCACGGAGTGTCAGAGACTGGCCAACATTAAGCATACAAGAGAAAAGCAAAAGATGAGACATCCGGGAAAAATAGGAAGACCGGTAAAGAAAAGAGAAAAGGCAGTGAAGAAAATGCGGAGACATGAGAGTGAACTGGTGAAAGTAGCAAGAGAAGCAAAGCAGGCAGGAATGACCTATGGAAAGTATGTAGGACTGATGTGGCAGCAGGAGCAGAAGAAGGAGAGACAGAAAAATGAACAAAGAAACATTGAGCAGGGCGAAAGAGCTTGAGGCAGATATAAAATACATCGAGGTACTTTTAGAGGAGCATAAGAAAAATCACTGGCTGATCGTGACGAGTCCAAAACCATACAACGAAGGACAGTCAGGAAGATTCCAAGAGGAACTGGCACAGTGGCTGGAAGAAAGAAAAGAAGCTTATAAAAAGGAGCTAGAGGAACTTTAGGGGGAGAAGATGAACAGAAAGGAAACCACACTTTTTCTGTCGCACATCCTTGAACGCACCAAATTAAATGTTTTTGGAAAACATTATGCAAAAGAAGTGAGCATTGATCCGTGGACATCCAATGCGAAAAGAGTGGATTATATGCAGTTTTCACCGGGAGATCAAATGTCCATATCAGGGATAGAAAAAGGAATATTTACTTGTTACGAAATTAAAAGCTGCAAGGAAGATGTTTATAGCGGGAATGGACTGAATTTCTATGGAGAAAAGAACTATATAGTAACGACGATGGAGTGCTACAAAGATTTGATACAAGATTTGCAAAACGGTAAGTTTGATGAACACTTACACCAATGCAATCCGGAATCATCTAAATATTGGGGAATTATGGTAGCAGTTCCATGCATGAGAGAGCCAGAGGATGAATTTCAAAATCCAACACCGATAGGAGATGCAAATGTGACAGGGTGGGAATTAAAGGTAGTAAAGCCTTGCAGAATGGGACTAAGAAAAAAATCTATGACAGAATTACTTTTTTGTATGTTAAGGAGTGGAAGATAATGAGACTGATTGATGCTGATGCGATGGAAGAATTAAAACCATGCCCTAGATGTGGAGCGAAAGCATATCTTTCAAGAGATGTGGCAGACGGATTTTATTTCGGATGGTCGGCTGGCTGTCCGAGATACTGCCACTACGATGGAATACACGGAACAACAATAGACACAGCCGAGGAAGATTGCTATGCGGTACATGGAGCGAATTCCAAAGAAGAAGCTGTTGAGAAATGGAATAACCGTGTTGAGCATCTGAAAGAACGCGATCAGCAGATAGGTTATGAGAAAATCTTCGAAGAAATGCAAATGAATTCATTGAGATAAAAGCGAAGAGCTTCAAAGACGGAGTAGAAAAATGATAGCAAATATAATAATCATGATTCTGTCAGCAATCGGGGCAGTCAGTACAGGCGTATTGGTCGGAGGACTGCTCCGGTACAAGGCAGATGAGAAGAAGCGTACGAATGGTGATCGGATCCGGTCAATGACAGATGAGGAACTGGCGTGGATTCTGATGTGTCCATATGACACAGCGGGCGAACCGGAAGAAATCATGCCCTGTGTACGGGATGGAGCGGGTCCGGATTTTACACCTCCAAGCCGTTGCCTCCAATGCACGGTGGAATGGTTAAAGAAAAGGAGTGATATCCCTTGAAACGAAGCACAGACAGACGCTGGAGTCCAGCAGAAATCCGGCAGAATCAGAAAGAACACTATGCCGGGATGGCAGAACATCCACCGGATCAGAAAGCCAGTGCGGACTTCCACCGTCCGGCATATCAAGCGAACAACATGATTAGAATACAGGGGCAGCAGTTGGAACATATCACAGTAGAGGAATACCTTGCAAAGAAATATAACATAAAGGAGGCTGATGCCGGTGGAGCAGAGACTAGAAGAAAATAGCATAAAGAGAGAGAACAAAAAGAAGAAAGAATACTTGAAAGGATACAGGAAGCATAAGAAAAGAATAAAAAGAATTGAATCGGAGATTGAAGAAATCAGAAGTATGAAGATGTATCCGTCAATGAATAATGATGGGATGCCGCATGGGTCGAATCAGAGTGACTTGAGTTCTTATGCAGCAATATTACAAGAAAGAGAGGATGAACTGTATGAGGAAGGAGTGAAGCAAGTAGAAACATATAAAGATATAGAGTGTAAAATTAATCAACTGACGAATCAAGAGGAAAGAGATGTATTATTTTACAAATATATAAAAGGACTTGACTTTTGGGAGATCGGACAAATCTTGGGCTACAGTGAACGGTGGATTCATAAATTGCATGGAGATGCACTGAAAAAAATTCAAATTAGTTAAAGAGTGCAGTTCACTTCAGTATTAATCATGATAATATGGTATTGTCGAAAGACGATAGATAATACTCCTTATACGTAATACTTTTCGTAGAAAGACATCTGTGAGATTAGCAGGTGTCTTTTTTATATTAAAACAAACACGAATGCGAGGTGATGGTACATGGCGAGAGAGTTTGCAAAAGCTTTCTACAATTCAAAGCAATGGAAAGAATGCAGAAGAGCTTACATAGCACAGCGTATGGCAGCGGATGGTGGGATGTGTGAAACGTGCCATGAAGTACCGGGATACATAGTTCATCATAAGATAGAGTTATCGCCTGAGAATATTAACGACCCGGAGATCACATTAAACTTTTCAAATCTGAAATACGATTGTCATGTCTGTCATCAGAAAGAGAACAAAGGTGAGATGGAAGGAGTTCATTTTGTACAGTATGGATTCACGGAAGAGGGGGAAGTGTATGTACTCCCCCCTGTTTGAAGAATCTGAAAAAATCTGCCAAGACCACAGTCCCACCTTCATGTAACACACGGGTCGCACGCGTGAGGGGGTGTAGGTAAACAGGGAAAATACAGGGCAGAGAAAGGGGAAGAAAGCGGGAAATATGGCGAGTTACGAGGGAAAAACCAAAGAACAGATCATTGCGGCAGAGAAAAGAAAATTAAACGGAATATACAAAAAGTTGGATGAAAAGACGAAAAAAGCGACAGAATCCCTTGTAAATGAGGCGGCATTTATGGGGGCATCACTGTATGAGTTAAGGACGATCATTGCAGAAAAAGGATACACAGAAGAGTATCAGAATGGTGCAAACCAAAAAGGAGTCAAAAAGTCTGCGGAAATAGAAATCTACAATACAATGATCAAAAATTATATGGCGGTCATTAAGCAGCTGACAGAGTTACTTCCAAAAGAACAGAAAGCGGTGAAGCTGCAGGACGATGGATTTGAGGAATTTGTAAATGGCAGAGAAGATTAGATATCCGCTGACTTATAATCCGATTTTGGAGTACTGGGAGAAGATCCAGAATAAAGAAGTGATCGTCAGCAAAAAGGTGTATAAGACATACAGAAAGATCGTAAATGACATCAAGAATCCAACAGAGTATTTCTACAGTGCGAAAAGGGCGAACCATGTGCTGGAGTTTGCAGAGAATTACTGCCGGCATTCCAAGGGAAAGTTCGGTGGAAAGAGAGTAGAACTGGAATTGTGGGAAAAGGCACACCTTGCAACCATATTTGGATTTATCGATATCGAGGGAAAACGAAAATACAGGGAATCGATCCTGATCGTAGGAAAAAAGAATGGAAAATCCCTGCTTGCGTCAATCGTGGGATTGTATATGCTGACTGCAGATGGAGAAATGGGCCCGGAGGTTTATGCTGTTGCAACGAAAAAAGACCAAAGTAAGATCATATGGCTTGAATCAAAGCGAATGGTGAAGAAATCGCCCTCGCTTTTGAAGCGGGTGAAACCACTGGTAGCAGAACTTGATACAGAATTTAACGATGGCGTGTTTAAACCACTTGCTTCAGACAGCGACACCTTGGATGGTCTGAATGTGCATTGTGTACTGATGGATGAGATCCACCAGTGGAAACAGGGCAAGGCATTATTTGATATCATGGCTGATGGTATTGCGGCAAGGGAGCAGCCATTGATCTATATTACATCAACGGCCGGAACGATCAGGGAAGATATTTATGATCAGAAGTATGAAGAGGCAGAGATGGTCATCAATGGGTATTTTGATCAGGAAGGGTATAAGGATGAACATTTTATAGCATTGATCTATGAATTGGATAACCGGAAAGAATGGACGCAGGAAGAATGCTGGGAAAAGGCGAATCCAGGACTTGGCACGATCAAGAACAAAAAGACGCTGAAAGATAAGGTGGAAAAGGCAAAAAAGAATCCACTGCTTGTGAAGAACCTGCTCTGTAAAGAATTTAATATCAGAGAAACGTCGTCTGAAGCATGGCTGACATTTGAGCAGGCAAACAATGAAGCAAGATTTGATATAAAAGAATTAAAACCGAGATATGGAATTGGTGGCGTAGACTTGTCTGCAACTACAGACCTGACAGCGGCAAAGGTGTTATTTAAAGTACCGGAAGACGATCACATTTATGTATTATCCATGTATTGGATTCCTGAGGATTTAGTAGATAAACATGTGATAGAAGACAAAGTTCCGTATGATATATGGATAGAAAAGGGATATGTAAGAACGTGTCCCGGCAATAAGATTTCTTACAGGGACGTAAAAGAGTGGTTTGTGGAAATACAGGAGACACAGGATCTGTATCTGAACTTGTTCGGATATGATGCATGGAGTGCAAAGTATTTTGTAGAAGATATGCAGGAATACTTTGGAACAGCATCAATGATCCCGGTGATCCAGGGAAAGAAAACTTTATCGCAGCCGATGAAGAGTTTGGGAGCTGACTTGGAAAAGAACCTGATTGTTTATAATAATAATCCGGTAGATAAGTGGTGTTTATGCAATACTGCGGTTGACATTGATAAGAATGACAATATTCAGCCTATCAAGACCAGCAATGCAAGGAGAAGAATTGATGGAACGGCAGCATTGTTGGATGCGTATGTTGTGTTGCAGGAGCATTACAACGAATATATGTCACTGATCTGACAAGGAGGTAAAAGTGAAAAAATTTTGGAAGAGAGAACCAACAAAAAAAGCTGAACAGACAACTGGAGGAAGTATTATAAAAATGATCACCATGACGGGTGATTTCTTTTATGCATGGAACGGGAAATTGTATGAAAGCGATATAGTAAGAGCGTGCATCCGGCCAAAAGTCAAAGCGATTGGAAAGCTGACAGGAAAGCATATCCGGGATGATCCAAACGGAGGGTTGAAAGTGAATCCCGAAGCAAATATCCGGTTCCTCCTGTCTGAACCCAACCCGTACATGACTGCTCAGCAGATGCAGGAAAAAGTAGCAACACAGCTTTGCCTGAACAATAATGCTTTTATCCTGATTGTGCGTGATGAAAATGGAAAACCGATGCAGCTTTATCCGGTCCCATGTATTTCCGCTGAAGCAAAGTATAATGATGCAGGAGAATTATTCCTGAAATTCCTCTATCGAAATGGAAAGTCAGGAACATTCCGCTATTCCGATATCATTCACCTGAAGCATGATTACAATGAGGATGATATCTTCGGATCCAGTCCGGCACCTGCGATCACGTCCATGATGGAAGTGATCGGAACGATCGATCATGGAATTATCCAGGCAATCAAGAATAGCGGAGTTGTGCGTTGGCTGCTTACATTCAATTCATCTATGAGGGATGAAGACATTAAAAAGAATGTTGAAAAATTTGTGGACAACTATCTCGCGGTAGAAACAGATACATTCGGGGCAGCAGGTGTTGATGCAAAAGCGAATGTCCAGCGGATCGAGCCAAAGGATTACGTACCGAATGCGGCACAGACCGACCGGACGATTGACCGAATCTATTCTTTCTTTAACACCAACAAAAAGATCATTCAGAGTCAGTATACAGAAGATGAATGGAATGCGTATTACGAAGCCGAGATTGAACCGGAAGTACTCCAGATGCATCAAACCTATACGACGGGGATCTTTACAAGAAAAGAAAGAGGGTTTGGAAACCGGATCGTATTTGAAGCTAATAATCTGCAGTGTGCCAGCCTGACTACAAAGCTGAACTTTCAGGCAATGGTGGATCGTGGAGCTATGCTGCCGAATGAATGGCGAGCAACCATGAATATGGCACCAATCCCAGGAGGGGATGAGCCGATCAGAAGACTGGATACGCAGGTGGTGAACCTGGTAAAGGATGCACTGAACAAAATGGATAAAGAAAATTATGTTGTAATGGCCGGGGTGATCACCCGGCTTTTAGATTATACAGAAGGAGGTGCAGGTGATGAAACACCGGATTGATATCAGAGGGGTGATGGTCCCGAACGATTATAAGTGGTACTACAATCTTTTCAGAATGGATTGTACCTGTCCTAATGATGTGGCAGGAATTTTAAAAAATGTACTTCCAGGTGATGAGGTAGAAGTCTTTATCAATTCACCGGGAGGTGTGATCGATGTAGGATCAGAGATTTATACATTGCTTCACAAGATGCAGGAAAATGTAAAGATTTATATAACTGGAGAAGCGTGCAGTGCGGCATCGATAGCGGCAATGGCTGCTTATTGCGAGATGTCCCCTACAGCATTGATGATGGTTCATTGTGTATCTTCAGGAACGCAGGGAAATCACAGTGATATGGAGCATATGGCAGAAGTACTGAGAACTGCGGATTCTGCATTGTGTACTGCTTATGTGAAAAAAAGCGGAATGAGTACAGAAGAGGCACTGGACATGATGGAGCAGGAAACGTGGCTGACTGCAGAACAGGCAAAAGAGAAGAAACTGATTGATGCAGTTATGTTTGATGAGGAAGAAGAAAAACCACAAATGATTGCGGGTCCTGAGTTTCATCTGCCGGATGAAGAAATACTTGCAAAGGCAAGGAAACTTCTCCGGATAGAAGATGAGGGTGAAAAGGGACAGTATTTGAAACAGAAATTAGCACTTTTGAAACTGAAAGGAGAAAAAAGATGAACAAGAAACAGTATGAAGCAAAGAGAAGAGAACTGCTTGCGGAAGCAGAAAAGCTGCTTGCAGACGGAAAGGCAGAAGAAGCAGAAGCAAAGATGAAAGAGGTAACAGATCTGGATGAAGCCTGGGAGAAAATTGCACAGGCACAGGCGAATTTCGCAGCATTGAACAGAGAACCAAGTGCGGTAAATGTGTTTGGTGCAAATGGAAGTCTGATGAACTTCGGAGAGATCCAGGAGAAAAAAGAAAATGTTTACGATACAAAGGAATATCGTACTGCTTTCATGAATTTTGTGGTAAAAGGTACGAAGATCCCGGACAAATTTACAAATGAAGCGGGACCGACCAAGACAACAGATATCGGTACTGTCATTTCTCCTGTTGTGGTGAACCGGATCATTGAGAAGATGGAAGCAATCGGAATGATCCTCCCACTGGTTACGCAGACATCGTATGCACCGGGTGCAAGTATTCCGACATCGAATGTGAAGCCGGTGGCAACCTGGGTTGCAGAAGGTGGAACAAGTGAGAAACAGAAAAAGAAAACCGGAAGAATCGACATCAAAGGGTATAAACTGCGGTGTGCGATCTCTCTGACACTGGAAAGTTCCGTGATGTCCCTGGAGCTGTTTGAAACGGTATTTGTTAATAATGTGGCAGAAGCAATGGTAAAGGCACAGGAAGAAGCTATTGTGAATGGTGATGGAAGTGGAAAACCAAAGGGAGTGCTGCAGGAGACCGTAGAGGCAGGACAGAATATTGAGATCACAGCGAAGGAAAATGTTGATTATAAAACCCTGACAAAGGCAGAAGGTGCATTGCCCCTCGCTTATGAAAATGGTGCGGTATGGAACATGACGAAGAAGACGTTCATGGAATTTGTCGGAATGACGGACACAAACGGTCAACCGATTGCACGTGTAAATTATGGGGTGAATGGTCAGCCGGAAAGAACGCTGCTTGGAAGACGGGTTGTGCTGAATGATTATATGTCAAGTCTTGGAGGCACGATTGAAAGCGATACAGTGGTAGCATTCCTGTATGACTGGTCTGATTATATGTTCAATACAAATTACGCAATGACAGTCAAGAGCTATGAAGACAACGATACAGAGGATCAGGTGACAAAGGCAGTGATGATCTGTGATGGGAAGTCACTGGACAACCATTCGCTTGTTACTCTGACAAAGAAAGCGTCATAGGTGAAAAAAGATGGACAGGACAACGATAGAAAAGATCAAAAAAAGACTCAGAGTCAAATCGGATGAGGCAGATGCAGAAGTCGAGGCCCTTGTCCTGGCATGTATGAAAGAACTGGAAGTGGCAGGGGTGTACGGACACCCCTGCGATGATCCTCTTTATATGCAGGCAGTCGTGTTGTATTGCAAGGCACACTTTGGATATGACGAAGGAACGGATCGGTTCAGGGAGGCATTTGAATCCCTTAGAAATTCGATGGCATTATCAGGAGATTACGGAGAAAATTGATATGGAAACTGCATTACTAATATGGGAAGAGACCAGAAAAAATGAAAATGGTTTTCCTGAAATGGAGAAAAAAAGCGTAGAAGTATATGTTGAAAAGAAATCCGTAACCCGGGCAGAAGAGTATGAGGCGATGCGTACAGGAATCAGAGTGGATATGATCCTGAAAGTAAGAAAATGCGACTGGGATCTGACGGAACATACAGGTCCGTCAGGAAGACCGGAATATGCAAGAAAGGTGATCTACGGTGGCTTTGAGTATAATATCATCCGATGTTACTGCAAAGGCAAAGCCTGTGTAGAGATAACGTGTGGATGATATGTCATTTGAGGTAATGGGGTTCGACGAACTTGCAAAAGAGCTGGATCAGCTTGGAAAGATCGATGAGTACGCACCGGAAATTCTACAGGCAGCAGCTCCCGTTTTGGAAAAATCATTAAAAGCGGAAGTACAGAAAGCAGCAAACCGGGGATATGCAAGCGGTGATCTTGCCGGGTCCATAAAAGCCTGTAAGCCGGGAAAGAATGAGCAGGGGCATTATGTAGCTGTGACAGCAAAAGGAAAAGACCGAAAGGGAACCAGGAACAATGAAAAACTGGCTTATCTGAATTACGGAACAACAAAGCAGCAGGCAAGACCGGTTATTGCAAGATCGGTCAAAAGTGCAGAAGCAGAATGCACAGAGGTGATACAGGAAAAATTCAACGAGGTAACAGGGAAATGAATGTGAATCAGAAAATAGAGTCGGCACTTGCAGAAGTGACGGAGAATATCTGGCCGTTATGCTGCCCATATGATTCACCACCGGAAAAATATCTTGTATATAATCCTGAGGATGAAACCGCAGAATACTATGCAGATGATGAAGATCAGGAATGGACGCATTATATGCAGGTGCATCTGTATACAAAGCAGGACTATATCGGAGACAGAAAGAAAATCCGGTCACTGCTTCGTAAGTCAGGATTTGTGATGACAGATATTGATACTTTTTACGAAAAAGATTCAGGGTATTATCACTTATGCTTTTCTTGTTATACGGAGGAGGATGAGTAAATGGCATTTATTGGACTTGCTCATATCGTAGGAGCGAGATGTAACGATGCGGCAGGTGTTCCGACTTATACGGAAGGTTTCCGATACGGGAGGGCAGTAAAAGCAGTGATCGATCCTAAATATGAGGATGTAAGTGATTATGGTGACATCAATGATGATGAAGAGGTACAGGTATTTGCTTATGCAGACGTAACACTGGAAGTGTCAGAAGAGGCAGAGAAAGCAGAAAGCCTGTTCTATGGACATACGGCAGATGGAAATTTGGTCGTGTCAGAAGAGCTGGATCAGGCAGGTCCGGTTGGACTTGGATTCCGGGTAAGGGAAAAGACCGCAGGAAAAGAAAGATATACAGCAATCTGGCTGTATAAAGTTAACCTGACAGAAGAAGGGCAGGAACTGGAAACCAAGGCAGATTCTATCAAATATGGAACAGTACAGACAAAAGGAAAAGCTGTTCCGACAGGTAATGGGCAGTGGAGAAAGAAAGCAACTTTTACAACTAAGCAGGAGGCGGATTCGTGGCTGGATGAAATGGCAGGAATCACGCAGGAAGGAGATTAAAATGGCATATGTAGGACTTAGAAAACCAATTATTGCAAAAATGACAGAGGAAGGTGTTTATGATGAACCGTTTGCGTGCGGTAAAGCAATCGGGATTCAGGTCACTCCAAACTATGCAGAGGGCGGCTTGAATGCAGATGATATGCAGGTGGAATATGATAAAGAGTTTAATTACGCAGAGGTCACTCTGAACACCAGCACTCTTCCAATCGAAGCACATGAAAAAATGTTCGGCCACAAAGTGGACACAGCAAAAAAGAATGTAAAATTTAATTCCAATGATCAGGCAAATTATGTCGGAATGGCATGGATCTCGGTGGAAAAAGTGGACAACGTCAGAAGCTATGTTGGTAACTTCTTAAAAAGAGTGAAGTTTTCAGAGCCGTCAGACGATTTTTCTACAAAAGGAGATTCAATTGAGTATAAGACACCAAGTATTTCCGGTCGTGCATTAGCACTCAGCGATGGAGAATGGAAAGAGACGGAAATCTGTGCAACAGAGGCAGATGCCCTGAAATGGATCAACACAATGTTCGGAAAAGGAGAGTAAGGAGCAGGTTATGTTTGAAGAAATGAAGCAGATCACATTGTCAGGAAATGCATACCCTATGAAATGCGATAATCTTGTCCTGGAAAAGATCCAGGATAAATATGAAGACCTGACAGATTATGAAAATAAGTTGAGCGGGTTCATTCCGAAGGTGGATGAAAATGGGGAAAAGGTAAGAAACGAAGAGGGGTATCTGATCGGAAGATATGAAATACCAGAGTTGAAAATCCTGAATGAAGCTCTTGTTTGGTTTGTGCAGGAAGGACTGGAAATCGAACGGGAGGAACTGAACAGGGAGCATCCAAAGGTTAATGACAGAACATTGATTCGTCAGATTGACATGACTCCGGCAGAACTGGGAAAGATTCTTCATGAAGAATTTGCAAGATGCTTTGAAAGAAAAAACGTAGAGACCACGCAGAGGAAAGCGGAGGAACAGGAGAATCCGAAGAAATAAACTTTGCGTGGATCGTCCTGATCGGAATGAAAATCGGATATTCAGAAAGAGAGGTTGCACATATGTATTTCGGAAAATGGTGTGACCTCTTTGATGAATTTAAGAAATTGCATAACATTACGATGAAAAGACAGATATTTGAGCAGCAAAAAACCGCTTCACTACTGGATTTGTGATGCCCTGTATGCTATAATGCATGAAAGGGAGAAAGCAGAAGATGATGACAATGAAAAAAATTAAAGTTATAATGAAATATTTTATGAGCTTGATATGGAAGATAATTAAATTCTATGTAAAGTGGCATCCTTGTCTGACTGTTTGGTGGATTTTTTGTCTTGTATTTTGTGTTTGGTCAGGAAGTAAATATGAAGAGAGCAATGGATTTGCGATGATGGTAGTTATTGTGGTGCTGACAGAAATTGCAAAGCAGATCTATTATTACGCAATCTATGGGGGCTTGTATGGAAAAGAACGAAGGATGAGTGTTGAGAAGAAAAAACAGGAAGAATTTATAGAATTATTTAATTAATAATGATGAGAAAGCCGCCATTTTTAGGCGGCTTTTTTGCGAGCATTTTTAGGAGAAAAATATGGCCAAAAAGAAAGTCGGAGCATATATCACCCTGGATGGAGAAAAAGAATTTCGGGCAGCAGTTACAAGTTGTAATAAAAGTCTGCAGGCTATGAAATCGGAAATGAAACTGGTTGATGCAGAAACGACTGGAAATGCGAACAGCCTTGAGACATTGAAAAAGAAGCATGATGTGCTGGCTCGTACGCTTGATCAGCAACTGGAAAAAGAAAATGCGGTACAAAAAGCACTGGATCATGCCAAAGGTGATTATGACAGGGTTGGAAATGAACTTAAAGGATATAAAGAAAAGTTAGCCAGTACACAGAAAGCACTGGAGGAGATGGAACATTCATCCGACAGCACAGAGGAAGCTCTGAACGAACAAAGAAAAGCCGTAAGTGACTTGAGTGAAAAAGTCGAAAAAGGAGAAATCACTTATGAGCGGGCAAAAGGAAAAGTAGCCGACTGGGAAAAGCAGTTGAATACCGCAAAAGCACAGACAATCCGTGCAACTCAGGCGTTAAATGAGAATATTGCATATATGAAAGAGGCAGAAGAGGCTACTAATGGCTGTGCAGAAAGTATTGATAAATTCGGGAAAAAGGTAAGCAAATTTGAAGAACAGATTGTAAGTGATTCAAGAACAATAAGAATGAATCTTGTCAATACAGCAACCGATTTTGTAAAAAGTACGGCTTCTGACTTTTTCAGCAGTGCAGTGGAAGGGACTTTGGAGCTGGAAGACGCACAGCAGCATCTTCAGGCAAGCACCGGTGCAACTACCAAGGAGATTGCTGCATATTCTGATGAGATGAGGAATCTGTATAAAAATGGTTATGGAGATGCCATTAGTGATGCTGCAGATGCAATGGCACTGGTCAAACAGTATACGAATGAAACTGAGCCTTCGAAAATAAAAGAGCTTGCTGAAAATGGGATGGCATTGGAAGATGTCTTTGGGATGGATCTGAGTGAATCCATCCGTGGTGCAGATGCAATGGTGACTACGATGGGAATTTCATCTGAAAAAGCTTTTGACCTGATGGCAAAAGGTGCACAGAAAGGATTGAACAAGTCAGGAGAACTGGCAGATAACCTGGCTGAGTATGCTCCATTATGGGCACAGAATGGATTTTCGGCAGAAGAAATGTTTGCTATTCTTGAAAACGGACTGGAATCCGGTGCGTATAACCTTGATAAGGTGAACGACTATGTGAAAGAGTTTGGTAACAGTCTTGCAGATGGAAGAATTGATGATAATCTGAGTGCATTTTCAACCAGAACGCAGGAGTTGGTTAAACAGTGGCATGACGGAGGAGCTACGACAAAGCAGGTATTCCAGTCTGTTATTGAAGATCTGTCCAGTATGGAGAACCAGCAGCAGGCACTGACATTGGCGAGCAATGTATGGAGTTCACTTGGCGAAGATAATTCCATGAAAGTAATCACTTCTCTGAATAAGGTGAATACTGCATATCAAGATGTGCAGGGAACAATGGAGAGTGTCAAAAAGATTAAATATGACAGCGTATCGAATCAGTACAAGGTGCTGGGGCGGACATTTCAGGATGAAGTGGCAGCCCCGATTCTGAAAACTTTCCTGCCGGGAGTTAAGGGAGGATTGGAACTTGCGACCAGGCATACTAAACTACTTTCGGTGGCGGTAGTTGCATTTGGGACTGCTTATACTACATACAAGGTTGAGAAAGTGGCAGGACACTTGAAGGGAATTGGAACTGCAGTAGCAGGAGTTACTAAAAAGCTGTTGACTCACACGACAGCAGTGACAGCGGAAACGGCCGCAGATACAGCTGCTACTGTGGCAACAGAAGCAAATACTGTAGCGGAAGTTGCAAATGCAGTGGCAGCAGAAAGTGGAACAGTGGCGAAGACAGAGGGGACCGCAGCTACAATAGCCGGAACAGTTGCTACAACAGCCCACACAGTAGCAACAGAAGCAGCTACAGTTGCCCAGGGAGTATTTAATGCAGTAGTGTCAGCAAATCCACTTGCCATCCTTGCGGTAGGAGCGACTGCAGCAGTGGGGGCACTGGCTATTTATGCTAACAGTGTTGAAGAGACAACGGAAGAAACTGAGAAACTGACCGAAGCAACAGAGAAGAATGTTGAACAGATTGATAAAGTTACGAAGAAACTGGATGATTCAGCCAAGAGCTGGGGGGATTCGGCAAAAGAAATGGAAAGCCAGCAAGGGGTAGCTTCAAAGCTGGTGACAGAACTGTATTCATTGGAGGGGCAAAGCGGAAAGACAGATGCACAGATCGCAAAAATGAGTTCCCTCGTTTCGCAGTTGAACACAATGTTCCCAAATCTGTCATTATCCATCAATGAAAATACCGGTGAACTGAATAAGAATGAGCAGCAGACCAGACAGTCGATCCAGGCAGCAGTCCAGCTATCCAAAGCGGCAGCGGCACAGGAAAAGATGGCAGAAATCTCCAAAGATCTTGTTGAAGCTGATCTTGCACGATATGAGGCACAGCAGAACCTGCAGGAGATAGAAGAAAAACTGAACGGGATCGAAGAGCAGCGGAAAAAGATAGGAAAAGAAAGTGAAAAAGCCACAAGGGACGGCACAGTTGCCTATATAGAGTATAACGGCGAAATGATGACCGCTCAGGAGAATATCCAGTTAATTGATGAAGAAGAGGCAAAACTGTTAAAATCAAAGGAGAAGCAGACAGAAGCCTTAGATGAATTGAACAGCAAATATGATGAAGCAAATGAAAAGTACCAGAGTGTATATGATTATACGCAGGCTTTGACAGAGGGAACGCAGAACAATACTGAAGCAACCAATCAGAACACTGAAGCAAAGAAGAACAACGTAGCAGCTGACAGCGAAAAGCAGGAGGCATCAGCAGTCAGTATTGAGGTTTTGGGGCAGGAACAGCAAGCCTATAACAGTCTGACAACTGCACAGCAGGAAATGGCGGTCACTGTAACAAATGGGGTGCTGGCTATGCAGGAAAGTGTGCAGAGTGCCTTAGAATCACAGATGGATCTGTTTGAAGAATTTGACGGAGGAACAGAGATATCTACGCAGAAACTGCTGGCTAATATGCAGAGTCAGGTTGACGGGGTATCCGCCTGGGAACAGAATCTGTCGGCACTTGCGGACAAGGGAATCAACCAGGGAATCCTTCAGAAACTGGCAGAAATGGGACCGCAGGGATCTACTTATGTAGCGGCATTTAATAACATGACAGATGAAGAGCTTGCAAAAGCAAATGAGCTGTGGAGTCAGAGCGTAGATATCCAGGGTATGACAGACAGTTGGGGGCAGCAGCTCCTTACTTCCGGAGCCGCTAATATAGCTGGAGGAATGGACGGTCTGACCGAGGTGATGCAGAAGAGCGGTGCGAATACAGTGACCGGGCTTGTGCAGGGAATGCAAAATGCACAGAAGGAAGCAGAAACAGCAGGGAGAGATCTCGGTGTAAAGACCGTGGAATCTGTGAACAATGGTCTTGGATGCCAGTCACCATCAAAGAAGACGAAAGAGTCAGGAAAGAATGTGGATCGGGGTCTGATCAATGGAATGAAGGAGAAGAAGACCGAAGTATCAAATGCTGCTAAAGATGTAGCAAAGTCAGCCATTTTACAATTCACAAATGAATGCTCTGAATCGAAGACGAAGACCAGTGGTGCTTATCTGTCCAGCGGACTGGCCAAAGGGATACGTTCTGGGAAATCAGAAGTTATTTCCGCAGCAGAAGAAGTTGCAAAGGCAGCGATTGATGCAGCAAATAAGAAACTGGAGATTCGTTCTCCGTCAAGAGTATTTTATAGAATGGGACGTTATACCATGCAGGGGCTTGCAAATGGAGTGACTGAAAATGCAGATCTTCCACAGGAAGCAGTTCAGAATGCAGTGGACTACAGCGATACATCCATGAGCCTTGGGGTGATCAAGGAAGGATCAGGAGCAGAACCGTACCGGATGATACAGAGAATGGTTGCTGAAGTAGCAAAAGAAATTCAGTTCAAGGTATATCTTGGTGAAAGGGATGTAACAAGAACATTATCAGATTGGGGTGTGGTATTTAGTGCTTAAATATGTATGTGGCAGTTCAAAAGAAGAAATCTGTCTGAGCCAGGCGAATATCAGAACAAGGATCAGGACAGCAGGCTTTTACGATTCTGACTGGGATGTGGAAGATACAAAGCAGGATATAGGGCGGAGTGTTGAAAAGTTAAAAAAGGATGCGATATCCTACAAAATGACAGTAGATTTTCTTGGAAGTAAAGAAGAGCGTGCGGACAATGCAAACCAGCTATTTGAGCTGACAGAAAGAGACGTGCTGAACAGGACACCCGGAAGATTATATCTGAATGATTACTATGTGGAATGCTATATTATTGGTCGGGAATCAGGAGGAAGAGATAACCGGGTCAGAGCCGTACAGGTCGTGAATAAAGTGTATGTTCCTCATCCGTTTTGGATTAGGGAAGAAATCCATGCGTTTAGAAGTTATGATGTAACATCAGAAAAGAACAAAAGATACAAAGGAAAGTATCCGTATCGGTATGCGAATGGAATAGGGGGAAGTTATATCAATAACCCTCATTTCTGGAATGCCAATTTTAAGATGATCATCTACGGACCAGTAGCGAACCCGCAGATTTCAATCGGTGGGAATACCTATCTTGTCAATATTATATTGGAAGAGGGAGAATATCTTGAAATAGACAGCAGGAGCAAGACCATTCAAAAGGTATTGCGTAATGGAGAAAAAGAAGATGCTTTTCATAACCGTCAGAAAGGAAAGGAATTTTTCCGGAAGATACAGCCTGGAAGACAGGCTGTATTATGGACAGGAAAGTTTGATTTTGATATCGTGATTTTTGAAGAAAGAAGTGAGCCAAAATGGAGTTCATAGCAGCTACTCCGAATGGAGAGGAAAAAGGATTACTGCCAGCAGGAGCAGAAATTGATGTGGATATCGGTGAATCCAATGATTTTGAAGTCAGGATTAGGACAGAAGAATGGAATGAAGAAAGATATGGTTATGGCTGCCGGCTTTTTGTTCCAGGAACAGAATACGGTGGAATGATCAATGATATTGAATCAGTCACAGCCAGTGATGAAGTTGTACTACGTGGAGATACCTGGCGTGGAATGCTGAATTATAAAGTTGTAGAACCACCAGCAAATGCAAGTCACCTGATATTGAGCGGAGAATTAAATCAGATACTGAAAGAATTGCTTGAAGATCGCTTTGGCGGTCTTTTTGTTGTTTCGGGAGAAAATTCAGGAGTTCAGGTGAGTCAGTGGGAGGTAAACCGATATGTGACGCTACTTGATGCCATCATGTCATTGCTGAGTGCTTATAAAAGCAGGCTGCAGATCCGGTATATAGAACCGGAAAATCTTGATTACGGATACATTCTGATGCAGGCAGTTCCGATCACTGACTATTCGGATGAGGAAGAATATTCCAAAGAAGGAAATGCCAGGGTAACGGTCAGGGATCGAAGAAGTGGAATTAATCATCTTGTGTGTGCCGGAGAGGGACAGAACGAAGAAAGAGCAGTGATCCATCTGTACGTGCAGAAAGACGGAAGTATTGGACAGGTTCAGTACTATAAAGAATTGGAAGAGCGTGCGGCAGTGTACAATTTTTCAAGTGCAGACGAGGAACGGCTGATTGAAGATGGGACAAAAAGATTGCAGGATTTACAAAATCAAAAAAGTTGTGAAATAGAGATTGAAGATAATTTGGAGCTGGAACTGGGAGATATCATCAGCGGATATGATCCGGTTACGGATACGCAGGTGAAAAGACCGATTATCCGAAAAATATTAAAAAAGCAAAATGAAAAAGTGACGATTGAATACAAAATAGAAGGAGATGACTGAAATGGGACTGAAAGGAATTACCGTGAATACAGCGGCAGAAGCGGAAGCACATATCTATGCAGAAGATGATGCAGCTATCTATCAGAGCATCTTAGGAATGGATGCGGTGGCAGATACTGGACAGCAGTGCAAAGCAACGGTGATCAGTAATAATAAAATCCGGGTGTCAGATGGGGTGGTAGTGGTTGGCGGTCATGTAGCCAGGATCCCTTATGGAGAATATGAAGATTGTGAGATCACGAACGGACAGACCGGAAAGAACAGAAATGATCTGATCGTTGCGAGGTTTGAAACAACCGGATCGGGTGGTGTGGATAAAATGACCTGTAAGGTGTATCAGGGCACAGCGGGAAGTACGGCAGCAGATCCAAGTATAACGCAGGATAACATCTACCAAAACGGAAAGGTGAGAGAATTTCCATTGTACCGTGTTCGCATCGAGGGACTGAACATCGTAGCAGTAGATCAGCTGTTCACGGTGCTGCCGTCAATGGCTACGATAAATAAAGATTTAGCCAATACATCCGATAAAATAGCCGTGAAATCGTATAAACAGGCTGATATGCATCTCCAATCGTTTTATAACGTCTCTGCTTTTTCTGCATATAAAGTAGGTCGTGAGGTACATTTTAACGTATCTCTTGATCCCAAAAGTGGGACAACGCTCCTCGCAAATAAACTGTATGCTATTACTTCCGCAGCTATCGCTACAGATCTTAGACCTGCGGTACTGACACACATCCAGTGTGTTGGATGTGGACAGAATTGGGAGAATGTGTGTGCTGTAATGGCATACGTTGACGTCAATGGAATGATCTACTTTTCAACACCTGCAACGAGAGCTTTTTATAAATTCCACGGCATATGGATTGCGGCAAATTAGGAGGTGGTGACATGAAGCTTACATATAACGACGGAACAGACCTGCAGATCCAGTCAGCATCCATCCAAGGGGATGGCACACTGCTGATCAAGACCGTGGCTGACACAGAAGAGAATCTCCGGGGGATGTTTACGGATAAATTGAAGACTCGGAAGATGGTCATTTCTGAGCGTAGTCAGACAGTTGGAGAGTACGAGGGATACACGGCTCTTGAAGGGATTATTAAGTACACAGCCGGTATCACAGGCATCATCCTGTCAAAGCCGGGAGAGACAGTGGCAGAAAAGATGGACGCACTGATTCAGGAAAATGCAGGTTTAAAAGAACAGGTGGAGATGTTGAAAGGATGCATCTTGGAAATGTCTGAAGAGGTGTATCAGTAAAATGGTAACTCTATTAACCAATATATTCATATTAATACAAAATGCAGGAGGTAAAGAAATGATGGCAATGTTATGGGCACAGCAGATTATCTTAGGAAAAAAGACATATGGACAGGTTCCACGGCTCTTGAAGGAGAAGGTAAAAGAGATCCTGGAGGATTCCGGTATGGCGGAGCTTGTAAAAGGGGATGAGGAAAAAGC